TGCAGGGGGCGAGATACCCCCGGCTTTAGCCGGGGGTATCTGACAGATGTGAACGAGTAGTTCGCATTCTAGATTGAAGGGGGCCGCAATCCCTCGCGGCCCCCTTCCTATTGTACGGCACTTTAGCCAACGGGTGGGAGAGAGAGAAGAAGATGGAACTTGAAACGGAAAGGATCTTCAACCTGAAGGTGCCTATGAACGGGATCTCCGAGGAGTGTAAAGCGGAGATCGATAGGTACCTGATCTGCGAGACAGGCCACACGATTTTGGACCCGAAGTTCGACTGGGTATGGCTGAACAGACGCGGCACCTTCCCGAAGCGGGCAGCGGCATGGTTCAGAAGGGTTCTCAAAATCGATCTCACCGGAGAGCAGATGTCCAAACTTGGCAACATTGCCAAGGCGCACTCGGATCTTAACGAGGACTTCTGGATTGACTTTACCAAAAAGCTGAGCTGGGAGAGGGGGGAGTTCGGAGACGGAAGCTCCTGTTTCTGGACAGCCAACAGAGAGGCGCGCTACGCCCTCGAAGCAGATGGCGCCTACGCGGTGCGTTTCTTCCTCCCGAACCCTTTTGGGTCCTGGGTCGGCCAGGACGATGGGGAAACCTACATCGGCATTGCTCGGTGCTGGCTAGTGGAACGTTACCGCAACGGTCAGAAGTTCCTGATTATCTTCAACGCTTACGCCAGAGAAAACGAGTTGGATCTGCTGAAGATAGCAAGGATCCTATCGTTTCACTTTGGCTGCTCGTACAAGAAGATAGAACTGACTAACTACGGCGAAATCACCGGGATGGTCTACATCAACGCAGGAGGATTAGGGTACGCCATCGGAGCGACTGAAGTTATCAAAGGGTTGTCCAGGTTCGATCTGGAGATCGGTAATGCTCCGGAAACCTGCAAAAGCTGCGATATTGTGGTGTGGGGTGAGGACGCCATTTGGGCCCATAACGGAGACGGGCCGTACTGCAAGGATTGCTACCGCGAAAGGTATGCCATCTGCGATGGGTGCGGCCGTGATGTCGCAATCGAAGATGTAACAAGAGGTGGAAACTGTAAATACTGTCAAGACTGTGCCGACTCCATGGAGCAGTGCCCCAACTGCAGTGAGGTTTTTTTCCCGGAAAACGGGACTCGGATGTTCGTCGGCGTTTCAGATGATGGGCGTGCGAAAGAGGAGGTTTGGTGTGGGGTCTGTGAGCGCGGATACTTTTGCCGGAGCTGCAATACGCGATGGAGGCGTGCGGAGATGATCTGCAATCACGAAACTGCTTACCGCATGGAGTGCCCCCGCTGCTACGCCAGGAGGAACGTAGGGGATGAACTTGAGGTGGCCGCGTGAAGATCGATTACAGGCTGCTGAAGAAACGCTGCCTCGATCCTATCGAAGCGTTCCACGAGGAAGGTGATTTAGAGCTCACTGAGAACGGCCCCCTGATCTTTGTAGACCGGGGCGCCCAGGTTCTCGGGGTTGCCCACCTTGATACAGCGCTTCCTTACGCGGACCACTTCGGAATCGTCCGCGGAGATTCTTTCCGCGGAGTAGTCTGCCCTCACCTGGACGATAGGCTGGGAGCTTATATCCTGCTCGATCTCCTGCCTTCCATTGGTGTGAAGACGGACGTGCTCCTAACGGACGGCGAGGAGATCGGGCTTTCGACAGGGACTCACTTCGTGCCACGAAAGGAGTACCACTGGATCTTTTCCTTCGACAGGTCGGGAACAGACGTTGCCCTCTACAGATACGAAGATCCGGCCCTGGTCAGTCTGATGAAGGAGTACCGCTTCAAGGTCGGTTACGGTACGTTCTCGGACATTTGCTTCATGGAACACCTCGGTGTGAAGGGGATCAACTTCGGCTGCGGGTACGTGATGCAGCACACCGAATGGTGTGCTGTCGATTTGGACGACACTGTTGCGGCGGTGTCTCGGTTCAAGCAGTTCTGGAAGAACAACCACACCACAAGAATGGCTCACACCGCCAAGCCATGGGTGGGGGGGCGTTTCGGCCGGAACAGAAGTCGTGGTTGGCTGAGTGACAGATCTCACTTCAGCCTACGCGACTGGGATGACTACGAAGAGGTTGAGGAAGACGAGAGGGAGTGGTTAGCGGACTTCAGACGTCTTGAAGACAAAGAGGCGTGGAAGAAGAGAGCGGAGGAAGAGGTTTCGTTTTCCCTGCTTGCGGACTGGGAACCGGATGACGACCCGAACGATCCGGCGACGCTGGAGAAGTACGGGATTCTGGGGCACGGAACCTGAGTGGTATTCAGACAGGGTGCGGATCTTGAAATATCCGCACCCTGTCTTTTCGTAGGAACCCCTGCATGGATGCGGAAAGGAGTGGGTGTTGAGGGTTATTGGGGCGACACGAGAACAGTTGTTGCGCGCGTCTCGGGAAACCGGGGTCTTGCTGAAAGACCTCAGGATCTCCGGGCCGGATGGTGTTACGTACAGCTTCTCAATACGCAGGCTGCCTGACGGAGATTATCCGCTCAGGGACGTCCACACCGGTCGGGTGATGCCAGGTCTGGTGAACTGGTATGGATACCGTGACTTCTTCCGGTCGTTGTTCAATCTAGCTCCGGACGCTATTATCAGGACCGCCTGGGAGACATACCATGGTAAAGATGACTTCTGTCGTCGTTACCATGAGACAGCGTTCAGGATACTGGAGAAGGACGGGGTGATGTTCACACCGCTGGAGGTAGCATAGTTGGGGATTCTAAAGGAGAAGAACTGAGGGAATAGGAGTGTTCCACAAAGACAAAAGCCAGCCACTTGAGCAAAGAGACGATACGGGTCAGCTCTCGCTGCCTTACGGGGAGTTCGTGTGATCTAGCTGTGTGGCGCGAAGCAAAAGGCATGGCCTGGCGATGTGTTGTATAGCAGAGCAAAAGGCAGAGCCGCGCTTTGCTGAGCGCAGCAAAGGCAATGCGATGCAGCGCAGCGCATCGCGGTGATATGCGGTGCCTAGCAAATGTGGGGCAATGCACCCGCGCCGCAAAGGCATAGCAACGCTTCGATGGGCTGAACAAAGGCATGGCATGGCACAGCACGACCCAGCGTTGTGTCGTTGTGCAATGTTGAGTAAAGGCAAGGCAAAGCAAAGCAAAGGCAATGTGGGGTGGCGCATTGCATAGCTAAGCAAAGGCAGGAAGGAAGTACAGTGAGAACAGATCGATTCAGACTGAAGGTCACGTTTGAAACCTCAGTGCTAGGCACTCAGACTCAAAAGGACATTGCGTCAAGGTACATCCAGGAGAAGGCAAAAGCCGCCGGGATCGATGTTCAGGACGAGGATGAAACCCTTCCGGAGATGCTTGATCGGGGAACCACTGTGTTCCACAAGCTTTCCGATGGAACACCTATCCTCTACGACTACATGGTCAAGGGATTCCTGAAGGATGTTGCCTTGACTTTCAATGGGAAGCTGTGTGGGATTAGAAACGCGCGAAGCAAGGTTGAGAACTTCGTCTTCGTAACCCCACGGCGCATCGTGCTCAATGTTCCGAACGGATCGGAGATTGGCTACTGCGAACGGCCGATGAGGAACACTACTGCTATCGGACAGCCGGTATCCCTGATCCGCTCTGAGGAACTCCCGGCGGGAACCAACTTCGAGTGCGAACTGGAGGTGTTCCCTGGAGAGATCAACGAGGAGTACCTCCGCGAGATTCTCTCCTACGGAACGCGACGCGGCCTGGGGCAGTGGAGAACCGGAGGACACGGAAGGTTCAAGTTCGAGCTTGAGAAACTGACCTGACACTCCTGCTGCGGAACCCCGCTGGAATCTTGGATTCCAGCGGGGTTCCTTCCGTACAAGGAGGTTTTAGTGTTAAGGATCAAACCAAACAGAAGATGCCGTGTGTGCAGCGGTACGGGTGAGGTCATTGACTACGTTCCGTACGGATCCGAGGAGATCCCAATGGCTTCAGTCTGTAACTGTGTTCTGGACCAGATCGCCGACTCCGACGAGCAGGGAGAGGGCGTGCTGGTGTTTGATTTGGTGTACTGCGAGGAGGAAAGTGATGTCTAGCGTTCTTGACGAGATCCTGCGCTCAGCGCAAGAACTCAGAGAAAGAAAGAATAGAGAGGCCGAGGATGAGTACAGGAGGTTGGTTTCACGGGGGAGATTGGAACTAGAAAACAAAGTGAGGAGTGTATTCGGCCCACTGTGGGATGAGTTTGAACCGTACGCAACACTGGAAGAAGGATTGTTTCCTTCGTTCAAGATCAATCACCCGAAGCTATACCCGTTTGAGGTCGTTGTGGTTGGTAAGTCGTTGAGGATAAGAGACGTTAGCGGGCCCTTATGGACTGGAAATAGCATGGATGATGTGCAACTTCACGACGTCCTGCTAGATCTGGTAAGGGAGGACTGATGAGAGTGTCAGAGAATGGGCGCTAGATATGGATTGCGACGCCTGCCCGCGCGTTGTCGCCGCCAGTTTGTATGACTAAACGGTTCCGCTGCCCCTGGTTTTAGTAGGAGGTGATTTTGTGTGCCTAAGCGCCCACCAGACAAACACGTAACCTTCGACGGTCACGAGTTCTACGTCGGTCTTCCTTACCTGGAACGAGACTACCTGCGCTACCGCGACATCTTCCAACCACTCCTTATCAGTCCTCGCTACGACCACGATTTGTGTGCAGTGGTCGGTATCCTTCCGGAGAGAGAAACATTCCGCTTCCACGAAACGTGCCGGGAACACGGCTTTACTCTCTCCCCCTCTGCGGTCCAGGCGATTGAGGAGATCCGCCACCCGAAACCTGTGCTGCCTGCCGAGGTGATCCGCCCCGTTCTGCGCCCGTTCCAAACTAGTGGCGTGATAGAGATGCTGCGGATGCTTCGGGAAGGAGGAGTGCTGCTTGCGGACGAGATAGGTTGCGTTAGCGGAGATGTGCTTGTCTCAATTAATCGTGCCGGAATCACCAGGAAGATGACTGTTAGAGAGCTTTATGAGGGAGTTAATGGTCTCTCGCTGCGAAAGTGGCGAGAGGATATACCAACGTTCGTGATGTCGCTGCGTGATGATGGCACCCTTCGCTTGAACACGGTAGTCGCCGCCGTTGAGAGTGGCGAAAAGCGAGTCGTTCTGCTGACTCTGGAATCTGGCAAGTCGATCAGGTTGACGCCTGACCATTTGGTAGCCACGGAAGATGGTTGGATCGCAGCAGGTGATCTGTGCGTTGGTGCTCAGGTGCTGACGGACGGAGAACCAGTCTGTCCAATCTACGGAGAGATTATCTCCGTGCCCAGAAAAGACAGAGTAGTATCTGTCCGCTCAGACGGCATAACGGACACGTACGACCTTGTTATGGAGGATCCGTACCGCAACTTCGTTGCTAACGGAATTGTGGTCCACAACTGCGGCAAGACATTAGAGTCGCTTTCAGTGCTCGAAACTCTCGATGCGTACCCCGCAGTTGTTGTCTGTCCTGCCAGTATCAAAATCGGCTGGCAAAGACAGGTGGAACGGTGGCTCCCACACCGCTCTGTCACGATAGTCTCCGGCAGACGGAACGCGTCGATTCCGAAGGCGGACCTGATCGTCGTCAACTACGACGTGTTAGCGGACAACCTCTCGCTGCTCTGTGACGTGAAGCCGAATGCCGCGGTCTTCGACGAGTTGCACCTGGCGAAGAACTTTGCCGCCAGAAGGGCGCGCGCGTGCGTGCGCTTGTCTGACACGGTAGACTACGTCATTGGAGTGACCGGTACTCCCGTCATTAATCGGCCTTTAGAGCTGTGGTCGCAGCTTGTCATCCTGCGGCGGACCTGGTGTTCCATGCAGGAGTACCTCGATGCCTACTGTGAGACGAGTGCCCACCACGACGACCTGCGCGCCCGCGTAGCATCCTTCATGGTGCGTCGCACTCGGGCCGAGGTGTCTGCCGACATGCCGCCAGTGACGTGGGCGAGAGTGCCGGTGATCCTCGACAACATGACCGAGTACCTTGCCGCGGAACGTGAGTTTCGGATTTGGCTTGGTACGAATAGATATATTCTGGACAGTTCGAAGGCCGGGATGGATGGCGGCGGCGGTGCAGTCGCCCGTGAGTATATGGCTCACATGTCTCGCCTGCGGGGGTTGGTAGCCAGAGGGAAGATCAAGCCGGCACGGGAGTGGGTTGGTAACTTCCTGGAGAGTGGAGAAAAACTCATTCTCTTCGCGCACCACCGAGAACTCCAACGCGCTCTACATGCAGCCTTCCCGCAGTCCGCCAAGGTGTTCGGGGGGGATTCCCAGGAGCAACGTTGGGAGAACATTCAACGCTTCGTTGACGATCCGGACTGTCGGTTGATCGTGCTTTCCCTGAGAGGCGCTCAGGCGGGCCTGGACGGACTTCAGCACGCATCCAGCAACGCTTTGCTGGTGGAGTCGGACTGGAATCCCGCAGGGAACGACCAGGCCGTAGGTAGGGTGGCTCGGGAAGGTCAGCGTAACCCCTGCATCGCCTGGCTGATGGTGGCCGAGGGCACCATCGACGAACGTGTGGTTAGGATCGTAGAACGGAAACGTTCCCTGATTGACACCATCATTGGAGCTGACGGGGCGGGTGCGGAACTGCTCGTCGGCCAGGAGATTCTAGATGAAACTGAATAGAATCGACCCTGAAGACTGGTACACTACCCAGCAGGCTGCTGACCTGCTGGGGGTCACTGTTGCCTGCCTCTACAAATGGATCCGCCCCCGAAACGACAGGCCGCCCATCGTGAAAGCGTCGAAACTTGGCGGTCGGATTAGGATCCAGGGCAAGAGCCTCCTCAATACGCTACGCAGATTGGAGTAAAAACTTGGAGGAATCCCGTGTTACAGGAACCGCTAACAGACGCGCAGGCGAAGATCGTCGAGGAGAACATTCCACTCGCCGACCAGTTTGCCTGTAGAAATGTGAAAACAGTAGCGAACCGTCTCTACGGCCAACGCTACAAGGAAGACCTGCTGGACGACCTGAAGGAGATCGCCTATGACGCCCTGATGCTGGCCGCCCAAAAGTTCGACCCGACGCGCGGGGTTCCTTTCCCCGCGTATGCCGTCATCACAATGCGCTTCGCCCTGAAGCGTTTTATCCACGACCGCGCCAACGGCCGTGAGGTTGCCGTCGATCCGTCCAACCTGTCAGAGCTATGCGAGAACGATGATTCCTGGTCTGTAGATGAGGAAGATGTCAGTGACTCCCTGGTGACGGAGTCCCTCGTCGAGCTGCTGCCTCCATCGCACCGAACCATCCTAACAGAGATGCTGCGCGGGAAGAACCAAACCGAGATTGCGCGTGAGTTGGGGCTTCCCGTATCTACCGTAATGGGCCGGATCCGCAGGATGCGGTCGCATGCGGGAGTGAAATACTACTCTGTCAGCAGCAATGACTCATGTAAGGAGATCGCCTTGCCGCCAACAGTTAAAACCCGAGAGCTTATCGCGGAACTGCTGGCTTTGATCCCGCGCCAATCTGAAAAACACAAAGCGGTGCAGCGCGCGAAGGCATTCCTTTCTTCCGCCTACGACCCGGTTTATGTTCGTCGGTGCGGACATGTTCGACGAGCCAGCGCTGCTGAACAACTCGTGTTTCTGGATGTTCGCCTGCTGGAGGAAGAATGCAAGTCACGATAGCCGTAAAAGACCTCACCAGCGTATTGAAGCCGCATCAGGACGTTCTTGATGGCAGACCCGAAGTAGTTACCGGCCATATTGGGATCTCGACAGACGGGTCGCAGTTGAAACTCGTGTCTACCAACATGGAGTTGTGGGTGACCAGCCGGACGGATGCCGTACAAGTTTCCAAACAAGGGGGTTGCGCCATCCCCGGCGCGGTTCTGAGTAAGATCATCGCTACGCTGCCGGGCGATACTCAGCTCCAGCTAACCGCTGGCGAGAGTAACCATGTAGTCGTTTCGTGGAACAAGAGTCACACGAAGCTGTACGGAATCGGCATGGACCAGTTCCCCGATCAACCGGAGATGAATCCGGCATTCTCCTTTATGCTTCCTGCCGTTAGCGCCTGTCGGGTGTTTGGCAAAGCAGCATTCGCGACGGATGACATTCGTCCAGTGCTTACCGGCATCCATCTGTGTTATGATGGAACCGATCTGATCGCCATCTCGTGTAACGGAATACTCCTGTCTGTGTACCGCGAAGAGGTTAAGGTGGAAGGAGAACATACCGGAGTTACGATCCCGAAACTCGCCGCGAAGCTGATCGCGCAATCTGGCCAGCAGTTCGACGGCACCGTGTCCTTTGCGGTGAGTGCTAATTCGTTGGTTGCCGAGATCGGCAGCATAAAGATTGCAACCAGCCTCCTTGGCGGCACCTATCCTACCCAGGTGTTGGACTTTGTGCCGCAGGAGTACCAGTGCGAGGCGGTAGTAAGTCGTGAAGAGCTCAAGCACTGCATCAAGAGGATGGCTGCGCTCTACCACAACAAACTCCCGAAGGTTGTTGGGTTGTGCGCCTCGGACGGTATCGTTTCCTGCACATCCATCGGAGCTAGCCGTGGGGATATTGAGGATTACTGTTCCGCCAGTCCGGTTGTCGGGAACGCCAGGGTCTTTTTCGATCTCGACCTGCTGAATAAGATCGTTGACGCTGTAGACAGCGAACGCATCGTTCTTCAGCTCAATGAAGTATGTGAGGCAGATCAGAAACGCCCCCCGATGAGTCGAATCATTCCGCTGGGGTTCCCTGGCATGAAGGAGAAGGCAGGGTACGAGTTCTTTGGCGGAATCATGCCCGTTCGACCTCCAGTCTAGCGAAGAAGGCGGGTGCCCGGTGAACGAGCGGTTGGAAGAGGCGCTCCGCCTGTTTCGTGAGGGCCGGAGCATAATGCCTGTCAGGCGCAACAAGCGCCCGTACCTGGCGTCGTGGAAAGCCCTGCAGGAACGTAGGGCTACTGAAGACGAGATTCGCGCGTGGTGGAAGATGTGGCCTGATGCCGGAGTTGCGGTCATCACGGGGCAGATCTCCGGAATCGTTGTGGTGGATGTCGATCCGAGGCACGGTGGAGACTTTTCCATCGTTATCGACGCGGCATACACGGATCGTGTTGCCGTTACCGCGCACGAAGGCCGTCACTTCTGGTATCTCTACCCCACTGATTGTGATCGTGTTCCCGGCAGGGTTGACGTCCTGCCGGGAATCGATATTCGGGGTGACGGTAACTACGTGGTCTGCCCCCCTTCCGAGATCGATCCGTCCGGGGTCGACGATTGCGTTGTTCCGTACAGTTGGCAATCGTGTGGCGAACCGGGAGAGCTGACCGACGAGCTGCGCCGGATCATCTTTCCGGAGCGTAATGGGGACGATCACCTCGTGGGTAATCATCCCGGGAACGGTAAGGTCGAAAAGACGACCCCAGAAAGATTGCCGGAAAGGTCGCCCGAGAGCCCGAAAGGGGCTGTTGCCGCCGTATCCGAGGACCGGCTGATTAGCGAGATTCTTCGCGGTTCAAAGGAAGGCTCTCGCAACGTTGAGTTGATTCGCCTCGCGGGATACCTGGCCGGGAAGGGTGTTCCGAAGGACATCACTGAGGAACTAGCGATCCTCTGGAACACCAGAAACGAGCCGCGGATGGCGGGCGATGAACTGTTCCGTACGGTATCCTCCGCCTACCAGATGGAAAAACGCAAGGAGAATGAAGCCAAGTCCGAGCTGGAGTTGATCCACCTGACGGAGTTCCTGTCACGCTACGCCGATCAGGAAGTAAAGTGGCTCGTGGATCAGTGGGTCCAGGATCAAGGGGTTGGCTTTGTGGTTGCGGATCCCGGGTCTTACAAGACCTGGATGACCTTTGACCTGGCGGTGAGTATCGCCACGGGCACGAAGTTCCTCGGCAAGTATCCGGTCAACCGTACTGGTCCGATCTTCCTCTTTCAGCAAGAGGACGCTCTGCCGGAGATCGCCCTGCGCATCAGTCACATCCTCGCGGCTCACTACGGTAAGCTCGATATTGAGGATGACTTCAGTGACCCGAACACCTTCTACTGCGACCTGAGCATTCCGTTGGAGGAATTGCCAATCTACATTCACCCGAACCGCGGGTTCAAACTAACTTCCGAAACGTGCCTGGATCAGCTTGATTCTCACCTGGATCGTCTGAAACCAGTTGCCGTCTTCCTGGACCCACTCTACAGCCTGGGGCCTATGGAGCGGTACATGGAGCAGATTGCCGAACGGATGGTCGAGGTGAAGAAGCTGCGTGACAAGCACGGCTGCGCCATCATCTTCGTGGCGCACACGACCAAGAACAAGGATGGAGAGCTTCACTTAGAACGTGAACGTCTTTGGGGCAATCAACACCTGAATGCTGCTCAGGAGTTCTCCTGGCTCATCGCCAAGCTGGCGGGGCAGCCGAAGGTCTACGTCCAACGACGAGCAGACAAAGTGGCCGGGGCTATTCCGAGACTCTTGCTTACCTTCGACATCAAAAGCGACCGTCCACCGTTCTGTTACAACGTGGAGGTGAAAGAGGAATCTCCATCGGTGCCCGGAGACGATGAGGTGAGGCCAGATGACATCATAATTTCGGCACTAAGTGGCAACAAGGCCCGCACAATCAATGAAATAGCTAAAGTGACTGGACTTGATTCTGGCTTAGTCACTAGAGCTCTAAGGAGATTGGTGAATGATGGACTTGTGAGTTATGTTCGTGGGGGGAGGTATAAGAGTGTTTCGTGCCTGGAGGGAACTGAAGAGGTGTAGTGTTGGTTGCTGCGCTTTACGTTGATCCGAACGGCATCTGCTAGATAAGGAGCACGCATGCGATTGAACCGAACCATCTCATTCTCCGAGACGGAATCCTACCACAAGTGCCGCCAGGCTTGGCACTACCGCTACAATGAGGGGCTTACGCCGATTGACGTAGGGGAATCGCTGCTAGTTGGGTCTGCTGTTCACTACTACCTTGCAGAGGAGATTCGGGGGCGTGTGTTCAACCTCCCCTTAACCCAGACTTCCTGGCTTTCGGCCAATCAGGATCGTTACGACGATCTGTTCTTTAGCGAAATGGAGGAGTGCCTTGTAGAGATCGATGAGGTAGCCCGCAAAGTGGCTGCGCGCGCTGCCGACTGGCTTGCCCTTGGAAGTTCCTGTGGCCGTTGGGGGCCGTGCTACGTCAACGGCAAGCCGGCTGTCGAGTATGAGTTCGTGACAAAACTTAATGGAACACTCGGCTTCAAGGGTGTCATCGACTGGATTGCTACGGACAACACGGACGGCTCGCTGTGGATCTTCGAGCACAAGACTCACAGGACATTCACCGTGGAGGACGGCGCCGATTTGCTGCAGCTCCCGATCTACCAGCACGCCGCGAAGCAGCTAGGCTTGGATATTCGCGGCACGGCGGTGCTGCAGATCCTTCCATCCCTGCCGGAGCGGCCGAAGCTCAACAAGAACGGTACCATGTCGCGCGCGCAGATTCGCAGTGACTGGGAGACTTACAAGACGGAGTTGCTCAGCTCAGGACTGGATCCGGATGACTACAAAGACGAGATGATTCCGAAACTGGAGGGTGTCGAATGGTTTAGACTTTCAAAGACAATCCGTTCAAGTGCGGAGATTGAGGCAATCTGGAACATGATTTTCCTTCCTACAGTGAAGGACATTTGCGACAAGCGTAAGCGCATCGTCCGGTCGCGCTCCTCATTCAACTGTGCCCGATGCGACTATCGTCGGCTTTGTGAAGCCGAACTGTTCGGTGGGGATGCTGACTTCGTACGAAAGACTCACTATCTTGAGAGAAGGTCCTAACTGATGTTAATCTACACAGCTACACCGGAACGAATCGTTCAGTATGGAATGAACGTGTTGGTCTACGGAAACCAGGGGTCAGGAAAGACCTACTTCGCCGCCCAGGCCCAGGATCACCCGAAAATGCGAGATGTCCTGGTGCTAAATGTGGAGGGCGGCATGATGACCCTTGCCGGCCGCGGAGACATCTCCGTAGTGGATATTCGCTCGATGGAGCAACTGGAAGACGTTCAACGCGCCTTCCAGTCAAAGAGTGACGAGGTGCAGCGCTTCCGCACTGTTGTCCTCGACAGTATCACGGAGCTTCAACGGATCAACCTGGAAACTATCGCCTCATCACGAGCGCGTGGGAACCCGGACGAGATCCAGAAGCAGTACTATAACACGAGCGCTCTGCAGATCGGGCGCATCCTGCGTTTCTTCCGCGACCTTCCAGTAAACTTCATCGTAACCGCGCTGACACGCGAGGAGAGAGAAGGGGGTGAGGACGGTAAAGTCATCGGTATAGTGCCGGCGTTGACCTTTGCGGCACGCCAATACCTGACACAGTACATGGATGCTGTGTGGTATCTCTACACGAAAGAGGGTGAGGATGGTCTAGAGTACAAGATGGTTACTCGTGAGCACAATCTCGTGAAGGCTAAGACCAGGGGATTAGTCTTTGGTCAACGACTGGATACCGTGATGAGTAACATCGGCATTCAAAAGCTGTTCGACCTCTACATCGAGAGTGAAACAGCTGAGGCTGAGAGAAGAAAGGCGGTTTGAGTTGCCAGCTTACGATCCAGAGGATTACAACGTCGATAATGATGTAATCGAGTTCGACTTTACCGACGACACTGGCGGTCGTATTCCTCCCGGTGACTACGAAGCAGTGTTGGCGTCTGTCGAAAAGGGGTACACCAAAACGGACGGTTGCCCTAAGTACGACTGGACGTTCTTCGTGATTGACAAGCGGGCTGACGGCTTTCAGCCGAGGCCGTTGGTCACGAAGCTCGCTCCAAACACCAAGTGGACCTTCAGGATGGTTGTTTCCGCACTCGGCCTGGGCCAGCCGGGCCAGAAGGGTCGATTCTCGAGAGAACAAGCCGTAGGGAGGCGTTGCATCATCCGTCTCGTCGATGACGAGTACAACGGACAGATCAGCAGCAAGATCGATAGGGTGATGCCTCACCCCCAGGGTCCAATACTCGACTGATAGGACGCGCGGGAGCCCCTCCAGTTGAGGGGCTCCCGCTTTGCGAGGATATTTCGATGAGTACCCGCCAGGTGAAAGCGATGCCGCGTTGTCCGATCCGCGGAAAGCGGATCTACACTTCATTCGACTACGCTAACAAGGTGCGGATGAAGATGCTTCGCGAAGAGGAAGAAGACATCAACGTCTACTTCTGCAAGCTTTGCGGCGGGTGGCACGTGGGACATGGCAAGAAAAAATGAAAGAGATTGAGATTCTGCCGTTTGTTGCTTACGTTATGCTGGAGGGCCGACTGCTCGGCCCTCCTCCCCTCAAAGAACCCCTATCGCCTCACGGATCCCCACAGCTAGCGCCTTCGCGATCTCAATCCTAAAACTCTCCTTCTTCAACAAAGACGCATCGACCTTGTGATCCATGAATAGGTTCTCTACCAGGACAGCCGGCATCGCAGTGTAGCGAAGCACGGTGAAGTCCTGTGTTTTCAGTCCTCGATCCGGAGCCTTACAAAAGTCCTTCGCGTAAAATCGCGCCATGCGTGCGTGAAGAGTCTTCCCAACCAAAAGTCGTCGGGCGTCCGGGTTTCTACGTACGAATGTTTCGTATCCCCGCGTCTTTCCGTCAAACGCGTTGCAGTGGATGCTCACGAAGAGGCTCGCGTTACGGCCATTCGCCATTCGGTAACGCTCGGTCAGGCTGAGCGTTCTGTCGTCTTCGCGAGTCATGACCGCTTTGTATCCATAGAATGCCTGCAGGGCAAACCGTGTGCGCTGCGCGATGTCCAGGTTCAGATCCTTCTCACGCATTCCATTCGCAACAGCGCCAGTTTGAGTTCCGCCGTGGCCTGGGTCTAGGACGATGATTGGATTCATCAACTCGCCCCGATAGCTTGCCGTAGGCCGAACAGACCAAACGCGGCAGTCAGTTTCTCGATGCCATCTCCCGCATTGCCATTTGCAAAATCCACGATTGCGAGCACTACCAGTCCGAATGCCGCGGTATAGGTCTTCCAGCCCTTCTTCTTCAGAACAGTCATTGTGGTTCCTCCGAATCTTTCGTGTCTCCCAGCCTCAGCCGGCGGCTGCACGCTGTTTTTGAACACGAGAACTTTGCCAGTGTCGTTTTGAGCTCTGCGACTTGCGCCTCAAGTTCCGAGACACGATCCTGCAACGCAACCTTCTCCCTCGTGGCCTCGATCAACTCGCGCTGGAGACGAATGTTCTCGTCAACCTTTTCCGCGAGTCTTTGCTCTAGTGCGTCGATTCGCTGCGTGTCCGTATCGACGCGTTTGCTCAACTCATAGTAATAGATTTTCCTCGCCTCGTCGTCAGACCTCAACGCCGTGAGTTCTCGCATGGCCTTGCTCTTGAGGCGACCGCCAATCAGGATTCCTAAAATCCCGGTAAGGCCGCTGACCAATGATACAATGATCGGTGACCAATCCATGCGTGCTCCCCGTAAAGATTATTGGAGTTACGGGCTAGAGCGGAACCCACTTAATGCCTCAAGCCGTAAGGCTTGTCTTCCGCCCGGAATAATGCTATAATGCGCGCGTAGTGGTCACGCAATGCGCCGCAACCGCACGTTGTCGAACCAGGCGATCCCTGGGTTGATGGCACTAGAAAAAATGATCTTCGCCTGCGTGTAGTTTGGCGGCACAGTAAACGTGCATGCGTAGCGTCGCCACACGCTATCCCCAAGCCCAAAGGTTGTATTCGGGACAAGATCTGTCGCCTCTGTGCTATCAATGTATCCAATAACCCTGAGACCATTCCCGCCTACGGCAGAAGAGTGCCCCCAGAACGAAACCTCATAACTGGCGCCCACAGTGACGGGAACAAACTGGCTTAAGAATGGTGATGATTCCATCCCCTTGGTGATCTTCGCCGCTCGCTGGCCGTCTGAGTAGTCGGTGAGATCCTGCTCGATCAGGTTTCCTGGATATTCCTCACCCACACCTCCTTTACTCCAGCTTGTGAACGTATCCTCTGCCCCCTCCTCGAACGACGGGTTCAGCACCAGGTTCTCCTCCGGCTCCGGGGCAGTCAGGGTCTCCAGGATCTGGTACTCGCCGCCCGTGCCCCGGGCCCAGATTTCGCAACCCCCGAATAGCCCCGGCACGTCCGAGGCGGCGAACATGCCGTGCCGGGTATTGTCCACGATCCCCGCGTCACTGACCGTTTGCGGGGAGATGACGCGCGCCCCGTTGTACCAGACACTGACCTGATCGCCCCCTTTCGCGACCCAAAGCCAGGCGCCCGCGACGAACGGCGTCGCGGCGGACGAGGTAGCCACCTCGGTAGGCACGCCCGCGACGCACTTGATCAGGCGCCAGTAATCGGCCTGATATCGGAATACCACCAGGTAGTTCTGCGGGTCGTCAGGGTCATCG